AACTCAGGGAGGTCGAACCGTTCCTGACTCGCAAGGCGAACGAGACGTACATTCCTGAGGAAGAAATCTGACGCATCGCCCCTGCGTGTGGGGTATTATTTCCTAATAACCCCTAGATTCCGTTACGATCCTGTAACATAGATCCCTACATAGCCTGCCCAGGCTCGCCGTATCCCCCGACATTGGAGGTTCCATGTTTAGAGGCGTCGTGTTTGCCATAGCCGGAGTTCTGTTCACCGCACCGGTGGTCGAGTCGGCTCTCGGAACTGTCGAGAGTCTTCAGGCCCCCGAGCAACCAGCCACGGTCACGGCGCCCACCTCGCCTCCGGCCCCTTCAACAACGGCGATCCCTGATCGTGAAGATGGGCCCATCACCCTCCCGCCGGCCCCGGATCTGTCGGACGTCGATTTCGACAAGGTCGGTCAGGTCATTGAGGAAGAACAGGCCATCACCCGTCAGATGGAAGTCGATGAGGCTCGCATGATCTACGGGAAGTGCGGAGAGTGGCGTGAACTCGCCCTCATGATCGGCTGGCCCGCCGAAGAATGGCCCACTCTCTCCTATGTTCTTCACCGTGAGAGTCGCTGTAATGTTGGTAGCCACAATAAGACCGACCCGATGTCAGGTAGTCGTGGCCTTATGCAGATCAATGGTTTCTGGTGCAAGCCGAGCAAGTACTGGCCAAACGGCTGGCTACAAGCCCAGGGAATCCTGACAAGTTGTGACGATTTATACGATCCCGAGACGAATCTTCGTGCTGGTCTGGCGATATGGTTGTACGGAGAGGACAAGCACGGGTGCGGTTGGCGTGGCCCGTGGGCAACCCCTTGTAGATGAGATGAAGAACCACGAAACTGACTACCGCAAAGCCGTCGCCCAGTCGAAAACAGCGAATGATCTGCTTGCTTGCATGATCGAAGCCACTTGCGAGAGGTTCGGGGTGGTGACGCTGGCCGGCCTCGAACGGGGCCAACAGGCTGCGGCTATCGAGCATCTGGATCGCATGGGGGCATTCGCTTTCCGCTACAGCGCCAACCGCATCGCTAAAGAAATGTCGATCGCTAAGCCAACAATGTACAAGTACTTGAAGGAGATCTGCTTTCGTTTTGATTAGAATGAAAGCATGAGTCACGAGATCGAGATAAATACTGACGGGTCAGCACGAATGGCCTACAACGCCGAGGGGGGAATCCCGTGGCACAGGCTGGGGACGCCCATGAAGGGTCTCCAGACGGCAGAGGCCATGCTGTCAGCGGCCGGCGCCGACTACGACGTGGTCTTGACACGGGTGTGTGCGGTCGATGACGAAGGTCAGGTGCTTCTCAATCCCGATGGTTCGCCGGTCTTCATCAACAATACGCATGGAACGATCCGTGTCAATGATGATGGGACTTTTTCAGGACTTGCCTCCGTCGGAACACGCTTCGTCGTTGAGCAGAACAAGGACTGCCTCCTCCGTGCGCTTGATGTCGTTGGCGCATCAAAAGGTGAGGCCGTCGTTGACACATGCGGGGTTCTGAGAGACGGGGCCGAGTTCTTCGCTACGTTGGACTTGGGTGCGATCATCATTGACCCAGCCGGCGTGAACGACAAGATCCAGCGATACCTCCTGGTTCGCAACGGACATGACGGACGTACCCCAATCACTTTTGCGAATACGCCGATCCGTGCGGTGTGCCGGAACACGGTCATCATGGGCATGGCTAGTGCGAAGACTGTTTTCAAGGCAAAGCACACACGCAACGCCGATCAAGCGATGGAGCAGGCGCAAGAGATTCTCGCCTTCTCAACGAAATGGGCAAAGGCCTTCTCTGCCGAAGCGGAACAACTTCTCCGCATTCCCATGATTGCCGGTAGTCGCCAGTTCGACATGGTGTTCAACACAGTGTTCCCTAACGACAAGGGCATGAGCGAACGTCAGCGCAAGAACCGAGACGAAATCCAAATGACCATTCGCAGTCTGTACTCAAACGCTAAGAACGCCGGCGGGTTCGGCTACAACGGTTGGTCTACATACAACACTTTCGTAGAATACTTTGACCACCACCGTGATGCTGGGGCGGACGAGCGAGCCGGGGCCTCCATGGATCTGACGTCATGGGTGTCGAAGAAGAAGCAGGTCGTCCATTCAGCAATCCTTTCACTGGCTTGACGAGGTCATCTTCTACAATTAGATTGACCAGCCGAAACGGGGGTTGCCCATGGAAGACGATGAAGTCTCGCGCGAAGAATTGATCGCATCGATAGGCGAGTTCATGACCTCAAATATGGACATTTCCTCTGTCTATAGGTCGCATCTTGTCGAAGCCCTGGTTACACGGGTATACGACGAGTTCGGCGACGAGGGCCTGTGCGACATGATGCTCAAGATTGACGAGCGTGCCAACTGGGTGTCCGACATCCTCCTCGAAGGCCCCGATTTGGACGAGGAGATGTTCAAACGGCACATGACCTACGACCACGACATTCTCGAAAAGGCTCGTGGGACGAAGGCCATGACTGAACTCAACAAGAAGATTTGGCGACTGCGACGCAAGTACGCACGCCTCATTGTTGACGAGGTTGCGGAAAACACCAAGCAAACCTCTGAATGAATCGCTTTCTCAAACGGCTTGTCAGCCTTGTTCCGCCGTTTCCCGGGACCGACGCCGAGGCTCAGACGAACATCAACGGCCATCACTGGCGAGTTGTGCGTCTCCACGAGTTGTATCCCGAAGCCCTAGACGAATGGCCCCCAGTCGTCCACTGCCACAAGTGCGGTGTGCTTGCCGACTCCGAACAGTCGAAGTACCCATGCGGGCAAAAGCCACAACCGATACCCTTGGCCTTTCTTCCCCGGAAATAGCAAAACCCCCCTCCCGCATGGAAGGGGGGAAGGGGGTTAGGAGGAGGGTTCTGCTGGCTAGTTAGAGGCTCCACACTTCCTTGTGTAGAGCCCCAACCTCTTCCGCCTGCTCTTCGGTCAAGCAGATGAGTGAGTGAATGACCGAGTCAGTCGAATCGCCGGTTGGGCTGTTGTACCAGAGTTGGACTTCCTTGCCCAGTACCAACACGCCTGCGAGACTTCCCTTGCTGTATGTGGTGTTCGTTGTCATGTGTTACACACTACAAGTTATAGGAGAGTTTGTCAACCTCTAATCCAAAAAATCTTCGATCATCTCAAAAATCATCTCAACCTGGGCATTCTCTCCGTGAGATGACGCTCCATCGGTAGCCTCGCCCACGACGTTCCTCTTACGCTCAATGACTGAATAGATCTCTTCATCTACTGTTCCAGCCGTCAGCATGAACGTAGCCGTTACCGAACCGACCTGCCCAATACGATGACAACGTGCAACAGTCTGGTCAACATCGGCAGGCGTCCACGGGAGTTCCACGAAGAGTACGTCTTGTGAAGCCGTCAACGTGTGGCCCGTCTTGGCCGCTTGGATACTTAGGACGATCACGGGTGATTCTTCGGGAGATTCCTCTTGGAAACGACGCTTCGCCTCCTCTACGTCCTCAACGGACATACCTCCCTGGATCTTCAGCCCTCCGAACTTCTGCGCCAAAAGGTCAACAACCTCACGATGGTGCGCTGCGACGACGACTTTGCGGGACTCCTGGAGCCGCGCTTCGATCCACTCCTCAACAGCAGGCATCTTGGCTTTCGCCGACAAGCGACGCAGAACGGACAATCGGACAAGGTGTTCATGTGATTCAGCCGCAAACTTAGCCCGCACGCCAGCCGACTTAACCGGCAAACCCAGTTCCCGTGCGATTTCTTTCGCCCGTTCCACCAAGTACGCCACAATGTCACGTTCGGCTTTTGTGTACTCCCGCATCGGCGCCGCAGCCCCGTCCACCAGCACCGTTGAGTTCCGAATGGGTGGCAACTCTGACATCACCTGGTCTTTGGTTCGCCTGATGTAGCAGGTCGCACGCAACTTCTCATTCAGTTCGGCCAGGTTGGAGTGGCCTTCCAAGTGCCATTGTCCCCATTTGTCACGGAAAGCGGCGCAGTACCTCCTGTAGAAACCCCACAATCCACCCAACTTGTCCAACTGCCCAATGATCTCCAACTGGGGGGCGTACTCCATCGGACGGTTAGTCACTGGCGTTCCGGTCAACAGGAAGACCGGGGCCTTGGGCGCCCCAGATTTCACTACCTTCTTGGAAGCACGGGTTCGCTGAGCGTCTTTGTTCTTACAGTAATGGGACTCATCGAAAATAAACGCCTTGTACTTGACAAGCGCAGAGGAATGTGCTTGAATATTGCTGTAGCCCATGACGACAACGTCAGCGTCTCGCACCCACTCTTTCCGAGATGTAACGCACTGTACCGATCTGTGTGGGAAGAACTTGTTCCATTCCTTCTTCCAGTTCAGTACCAAGTTGGGGGGACACACCACCAAGCACGGGAACACATCTTCCGTCTGAGATAAGTACTCAACCGACGACATGGCCTGGATCGTCTTGCCCAACCCCATCTCATCGGCGATGAAACAGCGTCGTGTCGTTGTTGCGTAAGCAACGCCCGCACGCTGGTACGGAAGTAACTCCCCAGTTAGCCCAGGAACAGTGATGTCGGCGTCGGTCTGCTTGCTGGCTTCGTATCTTTCCTCAAAGCGACCACGCTCCGTGTTGGCCTTGCCCACGACCTCTGGGGAAACCTCAATGCGAAAGCGTTCAGCCCATTTGATCGCCTCGTCGAGCGCGGTAACCGGGGCTCGCCACGCCCGCGTCTTGGTGTCCCATGTGACTCCGGGGATTTGTTTGACCGAGCGAACACGGACTGGGTCGTACCCGAACGACAAACACACATACCCCTTGTCGTCCAAGTACACACAAGCGGGTGGGTTGGGGTCGGCGGGGATCGTCAGAAGCATGACGTCATCGTCGATGGTGAAGCCCCGTTTCTGGGCCCACTCCCTGATCCGCCCCAGTGACTTCATGGGTGCTGTCCACACCAGGTTGCGCTTGTCCCACCGTGCGCCTTCGATCTGTTTGATTTCCTTGACTTCGTCAGCGTCGTAGGGGAAATCCAGAACGAGAAGATCGTCGTTGAGGGAAAGCCGTTTCACCATTTAGAGAGACGTTACCTTCTTGTTCTTGACTGGATCGCCATCGCCCGGCCCCCTTGCGTGGCCCTTGATCCATTTGAGTTTATGAGAGTGTGGGCTGTCCACTGGGCCAAGCGACGAATAATACTGGTTGCGCCAGTGGCCTTTGCACCAAGTCCTGTACGCCAACTTCGTTCCGATGCCCGTGCCGGCCCCGCTCCCGTGTGATCTGGAGAGACGAACGACGTTGACCCCAACCTTGCCACCAGTCCTTGACTTGACCTTTTCGGACGAGCGACGAAGGCCTCTGCCGAAATCCGTCGGCTCTGCCGGCTCCCTGTCCAGGATTTTCTGCCAGAACATTCTCATCGTGGCGATGAATAACTTTCTGTACGAAGCGAGGTGAGGGGGCAGATTCATAATGTCAGGTTCCCCCTCTAGTTGATCGCCTCGCAAGTAAGTATCAGATTCGCCCCACTGCGTGTTGAACTTGAACGTATGAACGTCCATCGGGAGCGGGTAGATGGGATCGTTGTTGACGAGCGTTGACATTTGCTCAATCGGCTTGCTCTCGCTAACTGCATGCAAAAGTTCCAAGTAGCCGGATTCTTTCAATTCCAGAAAGAAACTGTCGGGATTTACCCCAATCGCCCCTGGCCTAATCGGGAGATCCAATTCGTTTTTTGGCATAGCGCCATCTTCGTCTCTCTCCGCAGGAACAGCCTCATGAATTTTCCCGTTACAGACAAAATTGAACTTGAGTGGGCTGTTCCCTGGGTGGCGTTGGGCGATGCCAAAAATTGCCCTGGCGAGACCGATCGCCTCATCGTCCGGAGGTATTGTCGTGGCCTCTAGCGTGAGAGTTATCTCCCCGTGTTTCTCCATTGAGGGGTAATACACCTTCTGGTAGTTCTCGGTGTCTGTGAGAGGGAAAAACACAACAGTGTCATCCAGCGTGTGCCAACAGAAGCCACGCACATAGAAATCGATCGATTCCTCCCATGTGCCGAAGTATGGGTGGAAGTCGTGGGTGAACAACGGCGTCTCGAAGATCACCGTGCCGGACGGGGCTATCAGATCGTCTGGATGCAACATCTCCGGAGTCATGACTTCTGCGGCAGATTTGATAAGTTCCAGAACTTCCGTAGGCACGTAAGTCGTCTCTTGGCTCAGGCACTCCTGCTCCATCTGGAAATACTCCATCGTGGCAAGGACAACATCCCGGAACTCCTGATGAGTCCTATCCTCCCAATGCACGAATCGTGGTCGGCCAGCGCATGTCATGCCATCGCCGATAAAGGTTTTGCCGTATTTGGCGACAGAGTTTGACATCACCAGGTTTGCCATGTGGCCGAACTCGGGCATGTCAACGATGACCCTCGGAATGCCCGACTTCTTGTCGATTGACCATTGGTAGGCCCACTCGAAGAGTTGCTCCCTGGTCGGGGCCGGCGAGCCTGACGCCACCAAGATGCGGGTGATGCGATCCAGGCGTTTGTCCTGCGCTGTGACCGCTTGCGAGATAGAGCGTTCGTATGCCATAAGGCGATCTTACCCCCGTGTAACTACAACGTCAATGGTTATTTGGATAATCGTCGTCGTCATCGGCACGGAACTCGTCCGACAACATCTTCACAACGAAGTAAATGCCGACCGATAGGGCCATGAGAGCCATCGGGACGGCCCCGAACACCCATTCGATCACGTTCAGGCTGGCGAGGAACATCGCCGGAAAGATTAGTCCCAGGATCATGCCCAAGACTATCGGGTTGGCCCTGTCGAGCATTACGCCTCCCCTAGCCCGAAGCACTCCGTCGAGCAGTAGTGCTTGGCGACTCCGTGCGCCTTGGTGTCGGCGTCGAACGCCCACGCCGGCATTTCGGTATCGGCGTTACACGCCCAGCACTGGACGATGACTGTGGCTTCCTGTGTTTCTTCCATGACTCCACTCTAGGGGTTATTACGGACAATGACAACCTTTGTCAGGATTTTTTTGGGGCCTGGTGTTGGGTTCCTGGATCGGGGGGTGATCCAGGAACCCTGGGCGGGTCAGACGCCCTGGGGTGCAATCCCCAGAGCCTCTGCCGCCTCCGACCAGGTGACGACGCCCCTGACGCCCAGAGGAGGCTGGAATGTAGCCTCCAACGCTTCGACGTACTCTGCGCCGATAGCGTAGAGGCCCGTCCCAACGTCCAGACCGACGATTCTGCCGGTCTCGTCTGTGACCAGGTCGTAGTCACCGAGATAGATCTTCTTCATGTTCACCTCCCCTGCTTCCATGACTACATCTTATGGATTATTAGGGGCAATGACAACCTTTTGTCGCAATTTTTTTGGAAGATTTCTTGGGGTCATTTAGTGCTAAATAGCACGGGTTGCGAACTAGCAAAGGTTGCGAACTGGATCTCTTCGGGGGGGGGG